CAAAAAGTTCTTGAGCAACAAATTCTAAAGTTAAACTACAAGACATTCACTCAAGTAGTTATTCTTGGTTCTGCTTCGTTTGTTCCATTCATGCAGTTACCAAACACTCAGCGTAGGGAAGTGATTGAGGACATCCTTGACATTCGTATTTTCTCTACAATGAATCAGTTATTGAAGGAGAAGGCAAATGAAACTAAAGATGCCATTGCGAAAATTGAAACTGAAATTGCGAATGCAAAGACTAAAGTCGAAGCACAAACTGCAATTATTAAAACTATCTCGGATGCGAAAGCAGATAATATTAAATCCCTCGAAACGAAAATCGTATCAAGCACTGAAGAGATTAGCAGAACTCAGTCGGAAATTGATGTCATCATCGGAGAGATTGCAGTGCTTAAAGAGCAGACTACAAACAAGGACAAGATCCTTGAAGACCTCGAAAAAGCAAAATCAATCAGAAGCAAGATCCATCAAAAGATCGAAACTTGCGAACATCACACAGGTTTCTTTAGCGAACATGATGTATGTCCATCGTGTGACCAAACTATTGCAGAAGAATACAAACAGAAAATTATCAAAGACCTTAATAAGAAGATTGAGGACAACAATGGTAAGATCGGTGAACTCGAAACAATCCTCACCAACCTTAATGAAAAGTTATCTGCAATTAATGAAATCCAATCAAAGATTACCGATAAAAATATTGAACTATCTACAAGAAACTCAACAGTCACTTTACTCAACAGACAGATTAGTGAAACGCAGACTGAAATTGAAAGCACAAAAACTGATACGACAAATCTCGATGAAGAAAAGCGCAAGTTAAAAGAACTAGCCACTGATGCTATTGTTAAGATTAGTACAAAGACTTCTTTACAAGAACAGCGTAACATTGAAGAAGTTGCCAATGTTCTGTTAAAAGATACTGGTATCAAGACTGCCATCATTCGTGAATATTTACCTGTTATGAATAAGTTAATCAACAAGTATCTAAATGCTATGGATGCATATATCCACTTTGAACTTGATGAGGCATTCAATGAATCTGTTAAGTCTAGATTCCGTGATGATTTTACATATGCTTCTTTCAGTGAAGGTGAAAAAATGCGTATTGATTTAGCCATTTTATTCACTTGGCGACAGATTGCCAAAATGAAAAACTCAGTTAATACAAACCTATTATTATTAGATGAGATTTTTGATTCTAGTTTAGATACAGCAGGTACTGATTATTTCTTAAATCTAATGAATCAATTTGGCGATAACTCGAATATATTTGTTATTTCCCATAAAGGGGATCAGTTATTTGATAAATTCAGGTCGGTTATTAAGTTTGAAAAGCGCAATGATTTTAGCGTGGTAGCCAAATCCTAGACTAAGTAAGTAGCTACTTACCTATAATAACCCTACTTTTTGTAGGGTTATTGTCATTTAGGGGTTGTCTTTAATTGCAATTTGGGGCATAATAATGTTATTGTGATTAAGAAAGGTACTTGAGATGACTCTATTGACTGTTGGAAACCCAAAGTTACTTAAAGGTGCAAAGAAAGGCTATCTGTCTTCAGTGCTGCATTTTGCACCTGCTGACTTATCTGGCAAAGAAGTATGCCCAAAACGCACAAAGGGTTGCACCGATGCCTGTTTGAATACTGCTGGTCGTGGTGGCATATTTAAAAAAGGTGAATCAACTAATGTGATTCAGCAAGCACGCATCCGTAAAACCAAAATGTTCTTCGAGAATCGTGAACATTTTTTCAATGAGTTGACTCGTGAGATTGATGGTGCAATCAACAAAGCCAAGAAAAATGGTTTGACACCAGTCTTTCGTTTGAATGGCACATCTGACTTAGCATGGGAAAAATACACAATTGGTGATACAGGGTTGAACATTTTCCAAATGTTTCCTGAAGTACAATTCTATGACTACACTAAGATCAACAATCGTAAGGTTAGTCACATTCCTAACTATCACCTGACTTTCTCTAAAGCAGATGGCAACGATATGGATGTTCGTCTTGCAATGTCAAATGGTATGAATGTTGCAGTTGTATTCCACAAAGTACCTGAGACTTATCTCGGTCGCAAAGTTATCAATGGCGATGAAACAGACTTGCGATTCTTGGATCCTAAGGGAGTTGTCGTTGGCTTGAAAGCAAAGGGTCGTGCCAAGAAAGATACTTCTGGATTCGTTGTAACTTGTTGATTCGCAAGTTGCAAAATAAGTGTTGACATTTATTTGATTCTGGGGTATAATAGTCGTATTGAATGGGAGAATTTATTATGGAAAATCAATGGAATGGTTTCGATGATTTTGAATTGGCATGTTTATGCCAAGATTATGGATTTGAAGATTTGGTTGAGATTGAAAGTATCCTACCTGTGAAATTAAAAAATCGTATTCAGATTGAGAAGTTTCTCACTGAGTACGAGATGGCTGAAGCATTTGGAGAATAAATATGGACATGCGTGCATCTGATTTATCTGCAAGATTACTTGCTACTGAAAATTTGGCTGTTGTTCGTGCCAGAACTCGCACTGCATCGTTTGACATCAAGTCTCGTGTTCTTACTCTTCCAATGTGGAAAGAAATGACTCCAGAAGTCGAGGACATGCTCATTGGTCACGAAGTTGGTCATGCTTTGTATACAACTGACAAATACATTGATCCGATTCGTGACAACCCTAAACTCATGGGTTATATGAACATCGTTGAAGATGTTCGTATCGAGAAACTCATTAAGCGTAAATATCCAGGATTGCGTAAGCGCATGAATGAGGGATATAAACAACTCAATGATCGTGACTTCTTTGGTGTTAAAACAGTACAGAGTTTTGATGACTTGCTGTTGATTGATAGAATCAACTTATACTTTAAAGTTGGATTCCAGTGTGGTGTTAAATTTACACAGGACGAAAAGAATTTCGTCAATCGTGCTGAACGATGCGAGACTGTTGAAGAAGTTATTGAATTGGCTAAAGAAATTTACGCATACAGTAAAGAACAGGCTGAACAACGCAAGAAAGAGCGTGAAGCCAATGGTGAAAAAGATGTTGAGGAAGAAGACGAAGATCCAATTTTCTCCGACCTTGATCCAGAATTAGATGATGACTTTGACGAAGAAGATACCGATGAGGATGATGATTTAGATCCTTTGAAGAATCGTGGTTCCAATAAACAGAATGATGAACAATCTGTTGACGAAGATCTCGATGCAAAAACAGATCGTGCCTTCCAAGAAAAATTGGAAGACCTAGCTGACGATTCTACTGAGTATCACTATTGGAAATTTGACAATGATTACTTTGAAGATCCTATTGTTGGTTACAAGAAGATTCTCAATGATACAAAATCACCTGAGCAGTGGGTTCAAGATGAGTACTATGATTATAGAACTCGCTACATGGATGAAACACAGCGTGCAAAGTTTATTGCTGAACAGACCAAAGACTATGAGAATTTCAAGACTGAATCTATTCGCACTGTCAATTATCTTGTCAAAGAATTCGAGATGAAAAAGTCTGCACAACTTTATAAGCGTGCACAGGTTTCCAAAGTTGGATCCCTTGACATGAAGAAAGTCTATGCATACAAACTGCAGGATGACTTGTTCAAGCGTGTAACTACATTACCACAAGGTAAGAATCATGGCATGATTATGCTTGTAGACTGGTCTGGTTCTATGGATGGTGTTTTGCAGGACACATTGAAACAGGTTGTTAACCTTGCTATGTTCTGCCAACGAATTCAAGTACCTTATCGTGTGTTTGCATTCACAACTGAATATGAACAAGAATTCTCAGCGTTGGATCAAATGGCTCGCCACGAAAAAGCCAAAGAATGGACAATGAAGAAACTAGAATCAACTGAGAATCTGTTGTCAAATGCTCGTGGTTTTAACTTACTTGAAATGTTTAGTAACAAGATGACTCACTCTGAGTTTAACTCAATGGCTAAACGAGTATTGGATTATCGTTTCCGTTGGAACAAAGGTTACAATACTTCTGGCACTCCACTGAACGAAGCATTGGCATGGTGCTACTTGAATCTTGGTAAGTATATTAAGAACAATGGTTTAGAGAAGACTACATTTATTACTCTAACTGATGGTGAAGGTGGTTCTTTGCATAGTGCGACTCGCAGTAGTGTTGGCTTGGACGATTCTCGTAGCGAAGTTATTAACAATGTTTACAAACGAATCAAGATGCGTCACTTTATTCGTGATGATGTGACTCAGAAAACATATGAGATTGGTCGTGACTCAGCGAAACAGACTGAATCAATCTTGCGTATGATTAAAGATCGTCACAATGTGAACACAGTTGGATTCTATATTTGCCGTAACCATCGTCGTGATTTGTTCAGTGTGATTCGTGCAAATATCCCTAACTACAATGGTAGTCAAGAGTTATTGATTGAGTCATGGAGAAAATCATTCCGTCAGGATAACTTTGCAAGTATTAAGAATACTGGTCGTGATGAGTTGTTCCTGATTCCTCAGACTGCAACCAAGATTGAGGAAGGTGATTTAGCTGTAGACGCTACTGCAAAAGCCCAGTCTATTGCAAAGAATTTCAGCAAGTATTTGAATACTAAAAAGACTAGCCGAATCCTCTTGAATCGGTTTATTTCTTTAGTTGCGTAAGATGTTGATTTTACAGGGGATTTAATTCCCCTACTTTTTGTAAGGTTATTGCAGAAAATGCTTGCCTTTTATTGCGATTTAAGGCATAATAATGTTATTGTAATTGATTATGAATGGAGTGAATGATGGCAAAAGTTGATAATGTTTTCCGTGATGAGTTTGAGTCCAAACTCAATGAAATGTATCCCGATGTTCAAACTCGTGGTACAGTCAGTCGTCCTGAATTGCTTGATGTAATGTCAGCATTGAAGACTGAGAAATATCCCCTGTGGCTTATGAAAGAGAAAGTTGGTCGTGGTTTGTATGCGATTGATGGTCGCAAACCTGCACCTGTTGTTATTGGCAATACTGCTTTGAAAGATGAACCTGTGCAATCTTATACCGTAGACTATACAAATACTCAATCACTGATTCCAGTGAAAGATCCCAACTTTGTACCATTTGGTAATTTCTCAGACTTAGAGAATGTTATCAAGTCTGGTATTTTTTATCCAGCCTACATTTCTGGTCCAACTGGGAATGGCAAGTCCACGATGGTTGAACAGATTTGTGCCAAGCACAAGAAGCCACTCATTCGTGTAAACTTAAACATGATGACTGATGAAGAACAACTCATCGGTTCAAAGACTCTTCAAGACGGTAATGTAGAAGTAGTCGAAGGTCCAGTCCTTATCGCTATGCGTACTGGTACGACTATGTTGCTTGACGAGATTGATGCAGGTTCAGCAAATACATTGCTTTGTTTACAACCAATTCTTGAGGGTAAACCATATTACTTTAAATTAAAGAATGAAATGATTATCCCAGCCAAAGGGTTCAATGTGATTGCCACTGCGAACACTAAGGGTAAGGGTAGTGATGATGGACGCTACATTGGTACGAATGTACTGAATGAAGCATTCTTAGAGCGATTCGCTGTAACCTTTGAGCAGGAATATCCGAATGCCAAAGTTGAAGTGAAGATTGTCAGAAATCTGATGGAGTCGTATGGTTGTCTTGATGATGTGTTTGCAGAAACTCTAGTCAAGTGGGCTGATGCAATCCGTCGCACTTTTGACGATGGTGGTGTGGATGAAACTATTACGACTCGTCGTATGATCCATATTGTTCGTGCGTTTGCAATTTTCAAGAATCAAACTAAAGCAGTAGAACTTTGCTGCAATCGTTTTGATTCTGCAACTAAAGATGCATTCTTGAAGTTGTACGATAATATTGCAAACCCGCAACCTGAACCTGAAGTTGCAGAAGCACCGAAGGCAGAGAGCGAAGAAATTCCATTCTAAGGATGGAGAAACAATCCCTTACAAGTTGTAGGGGATTGCAAAAAGAACTTGTCTTTAATTTAAAATTAGGGTATAATAATACCTGTAGTGTTTGAAATCTTTTGAAAAGGAAATTTATTATGTTGAAATTTGCAAACTTGTCATTGTCACAAAAACGATTCGTTGTATCAGTCATTGAATCTAATCCTCAGTACAAGAAAAATCCTCAGATTACTCTGAAGGAATGTGCCTCAATCTATTACACTTTGCGTGACCAACGCACTGGTGTTAAGAATGAAAAGATCGGTTATCCTAACTGGTTGTTTAATAAGAACAAAGTCGAGCGTGGTGTTTACCAACTCCCTGTTCCTACTGATGCAGAACTTTCCGCATACACAAAAGAGTTGTCAGACAAACTGACTGCTCCAGTGGCTAAGGCTAAAGCCAAAGTTGCGAAACTTGCTAAGGCTAAAGTTGTGAAAGTTAAACCTGCTAAAGCAGACAAGCAAGATGCCATGGAAGCATCTCGTTTGCAGAGAATTATCGATGAATCCGTTGATGCTGATGTTGATGTTGAAGACTTCAATCAGATCCTCCGTGAAAACGGCATCGAAGTTTAATTAGTTTTACTCGTCGCTGGGGGATACGCCATCGTTCCTCAGCGACTTTTTTCGTTTGATGGTTGTTAATTATGGAGATATTATGTCTAAACAAGAATTGTTACTAGCGCATTTGCAAAAGGGCAAAACATTTACTGCTAAGCAGATCAAGTCCTCTTTCGGTATTGCACATCCAGCTAGCACAATCCGCAACTTGCGTGAACAAGGCTACTGTGTTTATTCAAACCCAGCAGTTGTGAATGGTGCTGAAGTTGTTAAATACCGTATTGGTCGTCCAACTCGTGCGATGGTTGCTATTGCAAACAGCGTTGCTGGTTCTACTGTATTTACTCGTACAGCCTAATTAAGTGAGTTAATAATGGGTATTCTTCGGAGTACCCATTGTTGATTTCATTGGAGAGAAAATGGCAACCAAAGAAGATGTTAAAAAGTCCCAGAATGCCACGACAGGTGGTAGAAAATTTGATGGTGGTAAATTACAATATGGATTACTGCCACCAATCGCATTAAAAGCGACTGTAGAAATTCTAACATTTGGTGCGGAGAAATACGAACCAGATAATTGGAAACATGTTCCTGACTCTAAACGCAGATACTTTGACGCAATGCAGAGACATCTTTGGGCATGGAAAGAAGGGGAACAAAACGATCCCGAAACTGGTAAGAATCATTTAGCACACGCAATGTGCTGCTTAATGTTTTTATACGAACATGATGTTAAATACTCAAAATAAATTTGTCAAAAAGTCTGTTTTGAAGTATAATGTTTTATACATAGTAATGTACAACTTGAAAAGGAAATTAAATGAAATTATCTAAAGATACGGTATCCCTGTTTAAGAATTTTGCTGGAATCAATTCCAACTTACTTCTTAAGAGTGGAAACAAACTAGCAACAATCTCTGCTCAGAAGAATGTCATGGCAGACGCAACTGTGGGCGAAACATTCCCTGACTTTGCGATCTATGACTTGAATGAGTTTCTAGGTGCAATGTCCTTGTTTGAAGATCCAGAATTAGACTTCAGTGATAAGTATGTTTCAATCAGTCAAGGTTCCATGAAGATTAAATTCTTTGCAGCCGATGCATCTGTTTTGGTAGCACCACAAAAGGCAATTACTTTCCCAGACGCTGAAATCAATTTTAATCTTTCTGCAGCAAACCTGAACATGATTCATAAGACTGCTTCAGTTCTGCGTTCAGCTGATGTATCAATTGTTGGTGATGGTTCAACTATTACTGCAGTTGTTGGTGACAAGAAGAATACCACAGGTAATTCTTACAGTGAGCCAGTCGGCACAACTGACAAATCTTTCAAAGTAAACTTGAAGGTAGAAAACCTAAAGATGCTTCCAGGAGATTATGCAGTATCAATCTCAAGCAAGAAAATCTCTCGCTTTAAATCATCTTCTAGCGACTTAGTCTACTATGTAGCAGTTGAAGCAGATTCGACTTTCGAGTTTTAAACAGAGGGGATTACTCCCCTCTTTATATTATGGATTTATTATGAACACTGAGATTAAGCATCGCAAGACCCCACATTCTATAACATCCAACCTATTCGGTGGCAAGTCCACTGATACAATTTGGGCATGGTCATTTGAGAATGGTAAGATAGACGATCGTCTAGTTAAGAAACACATTTCAAAAGCACAAGCATATGTTGCTTCAGACAATCAGGATCTACCTGATAATCAGTTTAAGCAAACCGATATGCGACCATATCATGTTGATGTTTGGAATGAGAAAGCCAAAAACTTTGACCGATATGGTAAGTTTATGGTAAACTATGAACTTCGTGAGTGGCAAGAGCGTGGTAGTCTTAGTAATTTTTTGGAGAATGATTGATGATTGAAAGTCGTGATGAGCAGTTCCTGTGGGTTGAGAAATATCGTCCACAGAAGATTGATGACTGTGTTCTTCCAGATGCACTGAAGAAAACATTCAAAGAATATATTGCACAAGGTGAATTACCATCTTTCCTATTCAGTGGTACTGCTGGTGTAGGCAAAACAACTGTAGCAAAAGCACTGTGTAATGAGATCGGTGCAGAGTATATTATGATTAACGGATCTGATGAAGGTCGTTCAATTGATGTCCTTCGTACAACAGTCAAGTCTTTTGCGTCAACAGTATCCCTAACAGACTCAAAGAAAGTTGTTATCATTGACGAAGCAGACTATATGAATGCTCAGTCCGTGCAACCTGCTTTGCGCTCTATGATTGAAGAGTTTTCTGCTAATTGTAGATTCATCTTCACATGTAACTTTAAGAATCGTATTATTGAACCACTCCACAGTCGTTGTGCTGTGATTGAGTTTAAGATTGATTCATCTGATAAACAATCTATTGCTGCAAACTTCTTTAAGCGTGCATCTCAGATTCTAAAGAATGAAGAAATCGAGTTCGATCCTAAAGTTGTAGCTGAATTAATCACTAAACACTTTCCTGACTATCGTCGTATTCTAAATGAACTACAAAGATATTCTGTGGCAGGTAAGATTGACTCTGGCATTCTTGTCAATATGTCTGAGGAATCATTCCGTAGTCTGATTAAAATGCTTAAGGAAAAAGACTTCACAGAAGTTCGTAAGTGGGTCACTAAACAATCTGATGCAGATACTACAACTTTATTTCGAGAGTTATATAACACAGCCACACAGCACATGGATTCAAATAGCATTCCTCAATTGATTCTTATCTTAGCCGACTACCAATACAAAGCAGCATTTGTTGCCGATCATGAACTAAATATGATGGCAGCACTAACAGAGGTAATGGCGCAGTGTAAGTTTAAGTGAGGATAATATGGAACTAATATTAGTATTAATTTTCTGTGTTGGTATTTTTATTCTTGGTACATTATATGGATGGCATCTTCGTGAGAGATACGCTACTCGTATGCTACAGAAATTGGCCACACATATTTTTGAAGAACAAGTTTCTAATGAAAACACAATTCAAATCACTGTAGAAAAACACAACGCTACTTTGTTCATCTATAGAAAAGAAGATGGTCAGTTTATAGCACAAGGATCATCATTTAAGGAATTGAATGATGCTTTGGAAAATCGCTTTCCAGGAAAAAGATTTGCTTGTTCTGAAGAACACTTACAAATTATAAAGGCATTATGATGCAGATAATGAAAATTCTTTCGAACTATCAAGAAGGTACTCGTAACGCAAAAGTTTATAAAACCCAAGATGGTAAATGGGGTGTTTTGGTATTTGATTCCCAAGATGATTATAATGGTTTCGATTCATTCTCTTCTGAAGAAGAAGCAGAATTTTTCGCTGAAGATTGGGTTTTGAAAAATGTCTCCCTTTGATTTTATTAATGCAATTAACTTAACAAAGAAAGACCTATTTGTAGAAGATCCATTAGCAAAGAAAGATTATACACCTTTTATTGTTAATCGTGGTCTAAGTTATTTTCCCGATACAGTCCTGTACGCTAATGAGATGAATTTTCATTGCGACATTCCAGAGGACTGGCAGTTTTACTTTTTCCTAAATAGTATTTCTAAGAAGAAAAGGTTCAGCAAATGGCACAAAAAAGATGCCGAAACTGAATCATTTCGCTTGGTTAAAGAATACTTTGGTTACTCTGATGAAAAAGTGAAAGAAGCACTGAGTATTCTTACTGATAATCAACTGGTTATGATTAAAGAAAAATTATACAAAGGTGGAAAATAATGACTATAGAGATGGTTTATTACGACTGGAAGCCAGAGTCGATGCTTGAAGTGAGTCTGCCAGAGCCAGATAACTTCCTTAAAGTTAGAGAAACACTGACTCGCATCGGCATTGCATCCAGAAAAGAAAACAAATTATATCAATCTTGCCATATATTACATAAGCAAGGTAGGTACTTCATCGTTCACTTCAAAGAACTATTTGCTTTGGACGGTAAAGAATCGAATATCACTAGCGGTGATATCGAGCGTAGAAATGCTATTGCTGGTTTGCTTCAAGATTGGGAACTGTTAAAAATTCTCAATGATACTCAAGCAGATCATAAAGCATCTCTTTCTCAGATTAAGGTAGTTTCTTATAAAGAGAAAGATCAATGGGAACTTGTTCCTAAGTATAATATCGGTAAAAAAACTAAATAATTTTATAGGACTCTAAATGAATATCAAACTTGAATTGACTGTTGATGAAGCAAATATGATTCTTCGTGTATTGGGTAAGCACCCATTTGAAGAAGTTGTATCTGTAATCGGTAAGATTAAATCTCAAGGTGAGCCACAAGTGGCTGCACTTGAAGCAGAAAAAGCTGCAGCTGCACCAGCAGAAACTCCTGCAGTATAAATAGTAAGCATCCCTAGGGATGGGAACTGGTTTTGATGGTAGTACCAGCCCAAGAAACACCATCACGAATAGACTTCACCTTAGGACCACTATGGTAACGAAGTGTTCTAAAGCGGACATGACATACGATGTCGCTGGAGTTCGTAACCAGTATTAACGATATGCCTTCGGGATATCACTTTTTATTTTAACTCGCTTAATAGGAGAAACAACATGGTTTCAAAATCATTAATCCCAGCACTTTTTGGTGATCAATTCAAAGACTTCGATAAAGTCTTTATTGGTGTCCAAGATCAGATCTCGAAGATTCAAAGTCTTCATGACGAACTGACCAAAAACATCCCCAACTATCCTCCATTCAATGTTCGCAAGAACGGTAATACTTACACGATTGAAATCGCTGTGGCTGGTTTCGCACAAAACGAAATCGACATTACTATTGAAGGTGGTAAATTGATCGTTAAAGGTAACTCTGAATCTGTAGAGCCAGAAGATTCTGACTACATTTTCAAAGGCATCGCTACTCGTGCATTTACTCGTGCATGGGCAATTGGCGATTCTTATGAAGTCAAAGATGCTGAACTTTTCAATGGTGTTCTAAAGATCGCTCTTGATCAATTAGTTCCAGAAGAAAAGAAAGCAAAGAAAGTTCCAGTGAAAACTGGTAAAGGTAAACAATTTTTACAGGAAGATGCATATGACAAAGCTGCTGAAAAACTGTAAAAACTTTTTCATTCTCATGGGTGAAGCAATTGTTGAGGCACGCAAAGCCAGAGCAGAAGCAATCACAAAAGGGATTGGAAGATGAAAACGATTATTAAAAAATTATCTAAAATTTTTAAATCAAGATCTGCATTGGAAGAATTTATTCTTTCCAAGCATCCAATGAACGCAGGTGATGTAGAACACTGGACTAGAG